AATTAGCACAAACAAAAGCCTTCCTTGTGTAAAGGAAGGTGTCAGCGAATGCTGACGGATGGATTGTCACGGTAGATAGTATTCTCTAGATAAAATGTGAATGCGGAGATAATAGTCACCTAGAATAAAAAAGAAAGATGTAATTAAAAAATCAAATTAAAGTACTCCCCAACTTACTTTAGCTTAGAGGGAACTACCAACCACGCTTGAAGGTTACACATCAGAATTAAAGTAACTGATGAAAACCCCTCGCAAAAAGTAAGCAACCAAAAATAATGAATAGTATTAAGTTAGATAAATGATTGATAGGAAACAAAACTATGCAAATTAAAAAACTCGCCTTCTCGCCCAGTTGGATTCTATTGGATAAACAAAAACAGAGTAGCTATTGCTACTCTAACACATAAGAATATTAAAATAATAAAACTAAATAATATTTATTTCCTCAACTTACTTTAGCTTAGAGGAAGTTTCCTACCACGCTTGAGAATTACACATCAGAATTAAGGCAACTCATCAAATCCCCTCGCTAAAAACAGTCCACCGGACTGTTTTCTTTACGCTCGCCTTCGAGCCCACTGATATATAGAGGAAACAAACGAAAAAAACGAGCAACCAAATGGTTACTCGTTTTCTTTGGCTCCCCCAACTGGGCTCGAACCAGTGACATCATGATTAACAGTCAAACTATAAATGGCTTATCTATGCGATTATTTTAAATATCTGTTGTTTATCCGTTGTATTAAAATTAATTAAAAATATTTATAATTTTTTTAAAAAAGTATTGACATTTGTATATACAAATGTTATAATATAGACAGTTAAGAAAGGTAAACAATCTTAACAAATAAGGTGGCAAGTGCCGGAAAGGAGTTACATATGGATGATATGAATGTAAGCGAATTACTCTTACAAGTAGCTGAAGAAAATCAGACAAGAAAAATCTTAGCAATTCTTCAAGAAAGCAAAAATCTTGAAGAGGCTACCGAAAAAGTAAAAGCTCTACTTAATAAATAAGTAGAGCAACAACCAAAATTGAAACTTGGATGGTTCACTTGCCACCATCCTTGTTTCAACTTAATAATAACACTATTTGAACTGAAAGGCAAGTAAATAAAATGGCTTATGTAAAAAAGACTAACAATCCAAAAATGGGCCGTCCTACCGTTGAACCACGCACAGAGTCATTATTAGTTAGACTTTCTAAAAAGGATATGGCTAATCTTGATTACTGTACTCAACAAACAGGACTTAAAAAAGCAGATATTGTAAGGCAAGGAATTTCCCTTGTTATGCAAAATTTACAATCAAATAACCCACAAAAGTAAAACAACCCCACAACAGTTCTGATACTGCTGTGGGGTTTCTTGCACGAAAAATTGATTTTGTTTTACTGTTTTTAAAAATTACTGATTTGTTTTAAAGTTTGCTTAAAATTTTAAAACTTTAATTAAACATTTCAAAAGTTTTGAAAATCGTTTGAAAACTTTGAAAATAGTGTTTTATGTTTTCAAAATTAACGAAAGAATTTCAAAAATTAATTATTATCGTTAATTCTTATTAATAAATGTAATACATTCTGCCATTATTCACATCTTTACTGATAAGTTTTGCATATTTGCAACCGGCATACTTACCTTTAGTAATTGTACAAATGAGCCTAAACTTATGACTTGCACCAAGTTTTGTATCGGTTTCAAACTTTGTTTCTGCCCTATTAAGTCTGCGTACTCTTGTACCTTTACTAACTGTAATTGTTTTGTAGTTAGAGTGATTACAAGCATTACCAAGATGACTTGTAGCAATCCAACCTGTTGTCAATAGTGCCTTAACCTTTACCCATCCTGTACCATCATCTTCAATAACTTGTACTGTTTTACCTTTTTTTAAATTTTTAAGCTTTGCACTAGCATTACCGATAGGGTCCTTAAAACCGTACTTATACAGTCCTGCATTACCTTGTAGTTTAACTTTCTTATTTTTCTGTAGTTTCTTAGTTACAGTTTTTGCCAACTTACCTAATCGACTATAGAGCCAGTTGCCGGGGCAACTCTTATTATCAAACCATCTATGGACAGTTAGCACCATTTCATTTGACTTAGGGTTATAATTCAAGGCTTTTGCTTTGTCATTAAACCATAACAACTTTGTTTTGTTGTTTCTCTTGCAAATATCAACACACAACTTCACAAGAGATTTGTATACTTTACTGTTCATAGTATAAGGTTCTTCAAGTCCACTAGCACATTCAATTGTGACTGCTCTTTGGTCATTTGCATTACTAGAAGAACACCAACTACGGTTTTTCTCCTCAACAACAAGTGCTACTCTACCATCTGTGCCAATACCATAGTTGCAACTTGCCTCTCTTGATGGGCTTGTAAAGCAATTACAAATAGATTCAACTGACAACTGACCAACCACACAATGTGGTGTGATTCTGTCAATGTTGTGAGTTCTTAGTCCTGAATGGTTTGGACTTAATTTAGTTGCACTTACAAGTTTACTGTTACTCATTATTCATCCTCACCTTTCTTCTTTAATAGGTCAATAGCTTTAGTAATTACTTGTGGCATTGGTACGCCCATTAAACCACAGTTCTCTACTATTGAAATCAGTTCATTTACACAAAATGCAATAATAACTGCATCTCTTATGTAATTTGTGCCAATTAATAAATCTAGACGATAAGCAACAAGCACAACAAGAAGTGTTACACCTTTTCTACACAGACCTTTAAAACCTGCTCTGCTTTCAAGTCCACCATTATCTGACTTAGAGGACTTCTTAAATACACCGGCACAAACAAGTCCACTTACATAATCAACTGTCAGAAAAATAATTAAAGTTATCATACCTGTATTCCATCCACCAAAAAGTGTTGTAATAAAGCTACCCACAACACCAAAAGTTGTACATACTAATTCTTTCATTTTATTCTCCTTTTTAATCACTAATTTGTTTTGGCTCATAGTAAATATGACCATATAAATATTGATAAGCTGATACATCACCTCCGGGAACTCTTAATGTTACCTTGCCAGTGGTATCAATAAACATCTTAGCCACAATACAATCACTACCAGCAAGTGTTTTTGTTAAAAAGACTTGGAACATTTGCGATTGAGATGGGTAATAAGGACTTGCTATTGATGCGATTTCAAGCAAATTACTTGCAGATATTGCACTTGTAAATTTTAGTGAAAAGTCAAAATAGCATAAATTATTACGATAGGTAATTCTATTCAAAGCATTGTCAAAATCTGTTGTAACTTTTGACTGTAAATATGGTTCATATTTACTAATAATATCAGCACCTTCTATGTTTATAAAATGATTATATCCATTGAACGAAATCTGTGCATCTTTCACATTACTCATTACAGCATTAATATTTGGCGAATTGAAACTACAGTTATTGCAACAAATACGCCTTGCAAACGGTGATATGCCATCATTAAATTTAAAAATCACAGGAACAATATCACTATCATACAAGTGATAATTGTTGTAATAAGTACAAGAGTTTAACGATAAATCGTAACTTGTCCTTAATAAATAGCCTGTTTCATATGTATCGCACTGACATTGCGATAAACTAGCAAAGCCAGCAAAATGAGTAAAGAAAATTGAATTTGCAACCTTACTTGTTAGCCAACCGTGGACTTTGTTATAAAAATTAGTACCACCATTATAGATACACTTTTTCATGTCTACGATTACAATTTCATTAAAATGGCAGTCGCTAGTTCGGTTGTAAATACCTCGGCTATCAGGTGTGCAATCCCCAACAATAGTTCCATTTTGACAAACAAAAGAACCCCCTTTTTGGATATTAATTGCAGTTGTTTTGCAATTTTTTACGAGGAAATTTTCCAAGTTAAATTTAAAAGAATACACTAAGTCAATAAAACCAGCTACACCGTTACAGTCTGCTGTAATATTCTTAACAACCGTTTTTACATCATTTTTTGTATTTGCTGACCCATCATATGTAAGCATATAATTCATTGCCTTTTTAGCCTTTAAAGTTGACCAACTGCCATCAATAATAAGTACAGCAGTATTAGACAAATTAAGTGGTTTGCTGATACAGTATGTTTTTCCACTTCGTAACTTTAGCTGAACTCCATTTTTAAAACAATAGTCAATAGCAGATTGTAATGCTTCTGTGTCGTCGTAAATTCCATCACCAACAGCACCAAACAATTCTGGGGATACTTCATTTTGACTGTATGTAATAAAGTCTTGCAAGTTATCAAATTCTTTTAGATAATCAAATTTGTTCATAACAAAGATATTTGTTATTTTACATTTGATATTTGTTTTTTCCGAAAAATATACTTGATAAATATTTAATGCATTTCCAATGTCAACTTTGGTTACAAATCTGTGTATTTTACCATCTGTAACTGCCCCTATGTTACCTAAATCAGTAAATACATTGTCTTGTCTGATACAAAAATGGAAATCAGTATTAGTTTCGTAGTCAAACCCTATAAAATAAGTTCCTTTTTCTACATTAACATCTTGAATAAAATTCCAATATGATTTTTGGCTATTATCTGAACTAGTCGTAATATTATAAGACTTGTCACTACTATCATAGTAGCCTACATTATCGTCATTATCTGATACAAATTTACCACATTGTTTTTCATTGATGAAATCCGCTATATTTGTTTTACTAAAAAGCAACATTTCATCTTTAACATTAGAACTATTTAACTGCTGTAGTAAAAATTCAGCGTAGTTAAAAAATGTATCTTTTTCAGTATCATTATAAACAACAATACTACTATCTACATAGCTTGGTAGCTTAATCTTATCTGGTGTGTTGTCAACATAGATTTTCTTTAGATTTTTGCAATTGCTGAGTGCCGGTGCCGATACAGCAGTAACATACTTACTAATATAAGCAACAGTAACTTTATCGTTATTAGGTGCAAAATTTGCACCTAACCCATTGCCAGATACAGATAACATAATCTTGCCGTTTGCATCAAATAAATAACTATTGTCAAAGCTAAATTTAGCATCCAACATTGACTTTGTATAAAAAGGTACTTGACCTGTGCCACCAACATAAGACTTAACCAAGATAATGTTAATCTTCGCCCCATTGTCCGGTTGCTCTTTAAAATTTAAATAGTAGTTATTTCCATTTTGTGTAATCGTATATTCACTAGTACCATAAATATGACTTGTCTTTTCATTCATTACAATTAAACTGTCACCGGGACTATAATTTTTGCCTACAAAGAAATCTACAAAAGTTCCGTTAGCAATTCTTGTTTCCATACTTGTTAATACTTGTGTGTTAACATTCAAATCTTTAACAATACTGTTTCTGACAGCTTTGTAATCTTCTTGCATTTGCAAAAACAAATCTGATGTATCTACTTGTTTTATTACTCCTGTGACAAAACCACAAACTCTTGTATCTAACCGATAATCTGATATATCAGATGTAGTAATTTTTGTTACATTAGCATTAACTTTAACTTCTGCAAGTTTTAAATCATAAATACTACTATTTCTTGTTATTGAAACTGCTGTTGGTGTTGGTGATGCAGTACCTTTCAGTATCTTAATACTAATAGTTCTGGCAGTATAGTCTAGCCTGATTACTACTGTATCTATTCTGGCGTATGCTGTATCTGATGCATCAATGCTATAGTTAACCGTCTTATCATTTTCAATCCATTTTTCGTTAATATATGCTTTGCCTGAGCCAATATTAATCGACATATCATTATTTGATGTAATTTTAAAAGCCTTTCCAACGTTTTCAAACACACCATTGGATATTAATCCTTTGAAGTAGTTACCTAACTGGTTAGCGTTATACCTTCTATCTCCATTTACGCTATTAAAAAAACCGTATGTAATCATTAAATTCACCTCTTATTATATTAAAGAATAGTTGCACTATTATATATTTTTTGGTCATCTAAAGTTAAAGTAATCGTATAACCACTATCGTCCCAACATTCTGTAGCTTCTGTTATAGTTACTTCACCCCATAAGCCACTGTCAATATCTTCAACTTCAACAATGTTTCCAACATCATATTCATTTCGGAAATCGTCCTTTTTTGCAATAACTGTGCCTTGAAATGTTTTAATACTCATTATTTCTGACTTGTGTAATTCTTCACTGCCTTTGTTAATTAAACATTTCTCGTAAATATCTTGACCATTCGTAGTGTTCGGTGCTGATGTATTACTTGCATCAACATATATTTCACGTCGGTAAAAGCCCGTGTATAAAGGCTTGAGTTTTTGCAATCTAAAAGCCTCACGCACCCACTGTGTACGTCCTTCGCCTTCCCCAAATACTACTGCACAGTTCTTCCAATTTGTATAATCAGTTGTACAAGTAATATTCTGTATATTTTCATTTTCTTCGGAAAACGTATAATCAACTTTTTCTCTTTTATAAAGAGAAAAAAGAATGTAGTTTCTATTATTTTCATATGCTTCTCTATCAAACCTAATTTTCATGCCAAATTTGCTAGCTTGACAGATTTCCATAATTTTATCTAATACATTTTCGCCCTTGTATTGTGCCGTTATGGTTTCACCCGTATTTGACAAACGCTTATCTATATCAAAACCTTTGCAGTACCGAGGATTAGCAATTGCAACGCCGTCTTCTAGAATTGGAATTGGCAAAAAATTAGTTTTTATAAGTGATACGATAACATCACTTGCTTTTTCATTCGTAAATTCTGCATATTCTGTTACAATTCTTCTTGATAAATATGACAATAAGTTTCTGCCACTTGCGATAATATAAGTCCCATTTTCTTTATCTTTTGTTATTTGAATTTTTTCAATCAACATTAAATCATCTGGTATATCATCTCTTTGTACAAAACTTGCCGTATCTAACAGTTCTAACAATTTCTTACTAGCCGGTATGTATAATTCAAAATCACCCGGAGAGTTGTAACGGCTAGTCCATATAAGTGATTTATAGTTGTCTATAACTCCAACGGGCTGATAACTGCCATCAAGTAAATACACTTCCATAATTACACCCCTTGATATTTCTTATTAACAATAAATTCTACTTGCATATTAGCACTTCCGCTTTCTGCTGTATAGTAGAAGTCATTGTTACCGGGAACACAAGTTATCCACTTTGTACCGTACTTTCTCTTTGATAAAAAGTTCTTTTTGCTACTTCCTGTATACAAATATATTGACTTTTCCCCAGCGTTGCTATTAATTACAATTTGCTGATTAGCTGACATTGTGTAATTAATAGTGAAAGTATCTCCGGTTGTGCGGTTTGTGATTGATGGGTTAGTAACAGCACCACCAACGGCAGTTATTTTAACTATAATACCCGTATTAGCTTCGCCTACATCAACTAATTGTGATATTCTGCCCTTCCCCTCACCCATAGTTATGCCCATGTCCGGGATACTGAAAGGAAATTCAAATAGATTTTCGCTATCAGTAAAACCAATAACATCTTCTGTAGTTGAAATAAAATAGGGCTGTGGGCAGATAATAGATATTTGTGGTTGCTGTACTTTATCAAAAAGAGTTGCTTCAAATTTTTCAACAATACCTTTGATGTACACATCTCTACTATCATTAGTCCAATATAGTGTTATTTTCGCTTTACAAGGGAAAAATCTATATAATTCCAGTCTGTTCAGTTCTATTGGTGGCTTAATATTAATATTAATAACAATATTTCTCTTTTCAGCCCTCATAGAATTTACTAGGCAACCATCTGCGTAATATAAATTAGAAGTGTTTATATTTGTTTCCGGAGATGTTAAACCTTCAATAGATAAGATGTCATACTTATCTCTAACTTTTGCAAAATCTAGCCTTTCACCGTTCTGAGTTTCGATTATTAAATTAAACATTGTCAGTCACCTTGATTTGTTTAATCAGATTTTTCGTATCTCTATAAATATCCAGTCTTGATAAAGGGGTTGGACTATTATTAGTTTGATTAAACGTATTATTAATAGTTGTGTTATTTACATTGCTAGTTACTTTGTCTTTAGTTGCTTGTGAAATATTACGATTAGCATTAGCTAAATTTGCCCTTGCTTGTCTTAGTCCATCTGTAAAAATTGGGTCAAGTTCAAGGCTCTTATTAAGCACTTTATTTGCTGACTTATAAGCCTTTTCTGCTGTATTCTCATACGCATTAGCTACCGATTTTTCGCTATTTTCAGCACCTACAACAAGACCTTCGCCAAACATTTCACTTAACCATCTACCCTTTCTTGACGGTGAGTGAATGCCTAAGAAATCTTTGACGGTATCAACAATAGTTCCGGCTACACTACTTGCACTATCAATCAATTGATTAATTAAAGAATTGTTTTCAAGTCCTTCAATAAGACCTGAAACAAAGTTTTCGCCTACACTCTTAGATTTTACCTTGTTAGCTTCTTTTTTTGCCTTGTTCATAGTGCTTTTAGATGCGTTTCCAACTTGGCTATTATTCTTGTTAATGCCTTTTGTAATTTCACCTACAGTTGTTTTACCTGTCCAGAAAAATTCACTTGCTTTATAGTCGGCACTTTTTTTAGCTTCACCTACTGCATTTTTTGCAGAATTGCTAACTTTGCCTTTATTCTTGTTTAAGCCTTCTGTGATTTTGTCAGCACCTTTTGTACCTGAAAAAAACAATCCTTCTGCTGTATGTAAAGCCTTTGTTTTTGCTTCATCAACAACTTTCTTACTTGTGTTACTAACTTTTTCCTTTTTACTTTTAATGCCATCTGATAGTGCTTCACCCGCATACTGACCACTGTTTTTTAATTTGGTTAATTCTTTGTCAGCCTTATCTACCATTGACTTAGCTGTATTAACCATTTCTTGTGAAACGCCCGGTGCCCCTTCTTCTACAGCCTTTTTTAAGCCTTCATATTGCTTTTTAAAATCTGCTTTTTGCTGTATCAATGTTTCTAGCGTTGCGTTTTTTGCTGATACAAAATTATAAGTCATATTAGCTACTGCTTTATTAATTTTATCTATATTTCCTGTAGCCATAGCAGAAGTTACATTTTCATAATTTTGAATCGTTGTTACACAATCTAAATAATCTTTCTGTGCATCTCTAAACTTTTTGCTTGTAACCTTTGCCGTTTTTGATAAGCTATTATCAATTTTTTGTTGAGAACCGTTTACTTCTGACACTAAATCAGTATAACCCCTTTGTGCATAGTAGTCTTCACCTTTGTGTTCTTCTTTATATTCTTTTAACTTTTTTTGTGCAGTTCTTAACTTTAAATATTCACTTCTCAACGCCGTCTGTGCTTTATCATTAGCCGTTGTCGCTTCATCTAGCTTAGAATATGCATCTTTTTGCTTAGCAACTGCATTTTCATATGATTCACCAAACGCACTCTGCTGAGCTTCTGCTCTTTTCATAGCAATAGTATCTTTGATTTTTTGTATTACATTATTATAAGAAGTAATTACATGTCCATTGTTTTTTATTTCTAGCTTTAGTGCTTTTGATAACGTGGTTGTAATAGTTTTTGAACGTTCTTCATATCCTTTTTTGACATTGCCATTTTTATCAGTTATTTGTTGCAATTTGCCTAATAAAGTTTCATAATAACCAAATTCGTTAGTGTTATCTTGACTGGCTTTCTGTCTTTCTTCTTTAAGTTCTTTCCATTTTTTTGTTTCTTCGTCAATAGATTTATATAATTCATCATGCTTAGACTTCATTTCTGATGTTTTGTCTGCATTATCACCAAATAAATCGTTAAGAGCCATAAAAGTTGTAACTAATGTACCAGCTATGGTTACGATTGCACCGATTGGGTTACTACTTTGTGCAATATTCAACAACTTCTGGGCAGTTGTTAAACCCTCTGTGGTACTTCTGAGGGTAGAAAATGTTGTAATTAGATTAGTAATTTGCGTTGCAAAAGAAGATACCTTTTTGCCTATAAAGATAGATAATAAATATCCACCAACTGTTTTTGCTATAACTTCAATGGTTGGCAAGTTATCAATAGTCCATTCTATACCATCTTCTACATCCGGTAGGAAGTCTTTTAGAATTGGCTTAATTAGTTTTGTTTGCACAGTTCTGTATAACACTTTAAGTTCACTATCAACATCATCATAAGCAACATCATTAATTTTTTCCATTGATTTTTTGGTTTTGTCAGCTTGCCCATTAACATTCATCAAAGCCTTAACACCATCAATGCCTAGGTCTTCCCACATTGTGCCGAACAAATCAACACCAGCTTGATTCTGCTTTACTTGATTGTCCATGCTGAATAATGCCTTTAAAGTCTTTTTAGTTGCACTCTGTGCTGACTTACCACCCTTTGCGAACTCCTTACGCATTTTGTTTGCATCTAGACCGATAAGCTGAAAACCTTCATCTGTACTAGTTGCAGTATCCTTAGTTCTGATACCAAACTCCTTCATGGCATCACCTAATTTATCAACACTAAAAGTACCGGTATCAGTACCATTTTTTAATGAATTAAAAAATTCATCAGCATTATAGCCTAACTGCTTATAGTGTACTGAGTATTCATTGATACTGTCTAACAAATCATCATTCTTGTTAAGTCCATTCTGAACACCTTGGACTATAAGATTAAAAGCTTCTTCACCACTCACGCCGAACTGGTCCATAAGCATGTTTACGGCACGCATACTCTCTTGTACGTCAAAATCGAATGTGTCACGTAGAACTATTGCATTTTGGGCTAGTTCTTTTATTTTTGATGGGTCAGTTTCTTTAGTAGTCTGAACTATTTTAGACAAGACGTCAGATAAATCTTCATAGCTTTCGCCCATACCGTCATCATACAATTCATCTAAGACACCTTTATATTTCTGTAGTTCTTTACCTTGTATGCCCGTCTGATTACTGAAATTGTTGTAAGCAGTTTCCACACTACCAATGTCAGTAACCATTTCTTTCAATTTATCAAGTACAACTTCCACACCGTCAGCAACAAAAGTTGACATAGCACCTTTTGCTACAGTAAAGCTACCGTCTAAGTTTTCAGCGTTATCACCTACATCTTTGAGTTCTCCAGCGTATTCCTCAGCCTTGCTTTTTGCTGATGAATACTTTTCCTTATTTTCATTTAAAGATGTGGATAACTTTAATAATTCTTCTTTTAGTTTCTTTGCTGATTCGCTGTTTTTGCCTTGTTCCAAAACTGCGTTAATATAAGACTGCTTTAATTCATCAACTTTTTTAGACTGACTTTCTATTTCAGCTTTTAGCTTCTCTGATGCAGACTTACTTTCATCTTCTTTAGCTTTTAAATCAGCTAGTTTTTCACTATACTTCTTGATTTGATTTTCAGCCTTAGCAATAGTAGCAGACTGATTATTAATCTTAATCTGCAAATCTTGTGCTGATTTGGAGTTTTCGCCTTGCTCTTTTGCCACTAACTCATACTGCTTTTCTAGATTTGTAAGTTTAGTCTTTTCAAGTTCAGTAACTTTATTAAGTGCCTTTAGCTTTTCACTAACACCGTCAGTTGACTTTCCCCAATCATCTAAACCTGCTGTACTCTTTTTAAATTCTGAGTTAACAAGCCTAATCTGTCTATTGGCATCAGCAATGTTTCTTTTAAATTCACTTAAATCAATTTTAAATTTTGTGGTTGGATTTTCTTTTTTATTAGCCATAATTCATCACACCCAATTATCTCCTGCCGGTCTTCTAATAACCGTCTTTTTACTTGCTGATTTCTGTTTTCTATCGTGTTCATTTATCATTTGATATGTTTTGATTAATTCGTGAAATTTGTAGTATCTTAATCTCAAAGGATTAAGAGAACTATATCTATCACACAAGGCTAATTTCATATCAAACAAAGTTGCAGAAAGGGTAGGTTGCTTTTGCTCCCTACCCTCACTTAGTTTTTTGATGTACCGAATACATTGTTAATGTCACTAATACTATACTTGATAATATCTACTACTGTGTTAACTACTTCTTTGAAATTAATATTTCTTAGTTCTTCGTCTGTAATCTGTGGAAAAACATCTTTTAGAATTGGCTTACACATTGCGTAACTGTTCATTGCTACAGTAGCTATAACATCATATAAGTTAACTGAGGTATCTTCTTTATTTTTTAACAGTTTATCAAGGTTAATAACCTCAACTATATCTTCTACAGTACCCATCTTTAGATTTACTTCTTCTGTTTGATATGTTTTTACGATTTTATTCTTATCGTTTCTAATGTTAAGTTTAATCATTTATTTCACCTCTTATATATGACAAAAAAGCAAGGCTACTAATTTATGTAACCTTGCTTTATTTTATTATTCAGTAAAAATTGTGTCAGGTGTTTGAACTTTCGCAAAAAAATCACTTTCAGTAATTGACTTATTTGCTGAAGTATCAACTGTAACTGCTCTTGCTGACTTTGGATTACTATTTTTGTCTAGAAGTTTTGCAAATCTATGTGTAGTGTTAATACCTGTGAATGTTAGTTCCTGTCCGTTTGCTTCTGTGCCGTCATCTTCTGTTGTATGTGTATCGTCCGGAATATTAAATGTACCCTTTAAACGCCATACATACATTTCTGTACCGTCTGTTAACTTTGTTACATAACCAAAAGCAAAATATTTTTGTTCTCTTTCACCTTCAACCAGAACACCTTTGGTTTCATCATACTTCTGACCTGTAATATCTGCATATACTGAAAGTGGCAATGCTGATGTATTAACACTTACTTCATCATTACCTGTAGAACTAACTGTAACCATAGGCTGATTGTCATAGTAATGTGGTTCATTACTTGACTCTGTTGATTTACTAATCTCGCTTACACCTGCAAGACTTTTTACTACACCATAAGTAATTTCTTCTGATGTATCTTTAGTAATCTCTGCGTATACTGCGTGTCTAACACCACGAAATTCTTTTACTTCAACTGCTGTACTACTCATTTATATTCTCCTTTATATCAACTTCGATAATAAACTGTGTAACCTCTACCGGTGTGGGTCTTCTCATCACTTATAACTGAATGGCCATCACCGGATACAACAAATTTATTATCTTTTAATTTTTGTTTCAACTCTCTTAAAACTGTATAAACTCTTTCAGGGTCTGTACTGTAGAAATTAACATCATATTCATATACAATGCTATTTTCGTTGTTATCATAGTAGGATTCACTACCACTAGAACTATTCCAAAATGTAAAGAAGTCAGTTGGATAAGGTTCATCTTTAGCAAGTGTCCCTTGCAAGAAAAAAGGATAGTTAAAGCTACTTATAATTTCTAATAGTTTATCTTCCATTTCTTAATCTCCTAACTGCTGTACATACTTTTGAAATATCTTGTTTTGCGTTTCAAAATTTTCTTGCTTGGTTTTACTTCCATACAAGTCACTTCTAAATTTTCTATCTGGTTTCATTCTTGGTGTACCATACATTAAAAAGATTGAAGCTAAACCACCTTCAGCAATATCAAAACCAACATTAACACTATAAAAATCGTGTCCTTCTTTAGTGATTACCGGTTCTCTATATAGTGATTTTTTTGTTTCACCTGTCACAGTATGTCTATCAATATCTTTGCTTATTTTCTCTGTTACATTCTTATGCGTAGCAGTTAAACATTCTTTAGCAATTTTATCTGCATCCTTATATAAATCACTAAATCTTTCTGCTAACTCAGTAAAGCCAGATATATCAAACCATACCTTATTTTTTGACTGGGCCACATCAAGCACCACCTTTAATAGCTCTTACCTTAAACTGCATAAACTGATTTCTGTTTTCTATATTCTCCGGCTCACTAATAATTTCATAGGTCTTATTATTAACTATTAGTCGGCAATTAGCTGTAATGTCCGGTCTATACCATGTTTCTACTACTGCTGTATCTTCTACGATAATAACATTGTTGCTAACCTTTTCTGTTCCACCAAATGACCTAAAACAACAGTATATTATATCTTTTGTTGTATATGTCTTTGTTAGAACACCTTTTTTAGTTTCAGTAGTGACTGTTTGTAGTTCTGCAACCGAGTTGAATATTGTTGTTGGTCTATACATCTTCATCACCTACTGTAAATGCCAACTGTGTAACCCTTTCTTTGAAGTAAGTAGATAGTTCACCGGCACCGTAATTCCAAAGGTCAGCAACACCACGAGCAATAGCACCTGTAGCAAGTTGACTATCTACTACAACGCTATCAACACCAGCTGACAACATATATTGTTTAACTTCATCAATATAAATTTGTAATGTTTCATTCTGATAGTCACCTGTAATGCCTAATGATGCTTTAACTGCCTTTAGTAGTTTTTCATCTGTCATAATGCTATTGCTCCTTTATTATTAATTATTCACCCTTTTTAATAAGTACAACGCCGTTAGGGTCAATTAGCTTGCCGTCTAAAATCATCATTAACTTATTCTTGATTTTGTTATTATCGTTATCAACCCACTTAGTAGCTGTCATATCTAGATTTGTATTAACAGCGTAATCAGAAAGGTTACAGAACACTGCAACTACATTTGAAGCTTTTGCATCTTCGTATGATGGTAAAATATCATCCTCAACAGTTTCAACATCTTTGCCCATGAATCTGTACTTTTCTTCACCGTCAATTCCGTAATTAGTTCTGCCTACTGGTTGGCCATTATTATCAACCATACCATCAATCTTTTCATCAAAGGTTGACTGGTTCATGATAAAGTTACCATTACGATAAGCTTTCTTAATCTTAGCTTTAACTTTGTGCCAACCTTCCCAACTACCAAATTCTTCTGCTGTAAGTGTAATTACATTTTTAACACTAGTGTCTTTAATAATGCCTAAAGGCTGACCTACACCGGTACCATTGAAAATAGCAATTTCAATAGCTTTAATCATTGCTTCAGTTGCAAGATTAATAAATTCTTGCTGGAAAACTTCAAGAGTTGTAACATTTACAAGAATTGACTGTGCTAGTTTACATTCAATACCATAATAATTGAATGAAATTGACTTGTTTGCAGTAAGTTTCTGATCTTCACTTGCTGTAGCTTCATCAATCCATTTTGCAGATGGCTTTAAGTCAATTACAGGGAAATTAACGCCACCCTGTACATTTAGCTTTCTAACCTTAGCAAAAATATTACCATAGCTTTCTAGCTTTTTAACAATTCCATTGACAATAGTCACAGGAATTACTGCTGATGCATCAGTAGTAGTTGTTGCTTCTCTTAGTTCAGCCGGAATAGGAACATTTCTGCAAATGTAATTCATGAACGCTGTTCTATATTCAACTGTATCTGATGGGTCTTCTTCTCTCTTCTGTGGCTGACCGTTTTTTAGACTAAATGAACCTCGAATTTCACCATTGATAACTTTAGAACGTGCATCAGGGTTGTTGTTTTTGCTTTCACCGTTGTTGCCTTCGTTGTCACCTTCATTGTTATCTTCATCTTCTAGCTTTTTGAGCTGTTCTTCTGCATCATTAATTTCATCTCTTAATGCAATAAGAGTTTGACCAATAGAACGAACTTCAGCAACATCATTACTGTTCTGTGCTCTTTCCTGTAGTTCTTTGAATTTTTTCTTTTTTCTTTCAATAAGTTTTTCAAAATATTCTTTCATTTTCATTCTCCTTAAATACTAAGTAATTTAATTTTTTCTTTTTCTAGTTCTAGTTCTAACTGCTTATCGTCATTATCCAATGACCTCTTTGCACTATCCAGTACATCTTTGACACTCTCCAATGCCATTTTATCTCTAGCAGATATACTAGTATCTTCATATGCCGGAAATGTCACTGCTGACACTTCAAACACTTGTGAAATAGCTTTAATTCTTCTTGTTGGGTGGTCTGTCTTTAAGTCTTCCCACTCTTCATCATCAATGTAAAATGCGAATGACATACCGGATATATCACCACGTTTAACTGCTGAATATAATTCCTTAGCTTTAGAATTACCTTCTACATCAAGATTAACTCTAATATTCATACCTTCATCATTAACAGTCATTTGCATTGTACTGTTTTTATTGTTGTTTCTACTTCTAGCCAAAGGTATCATATTAAAATCATGGTTAACTAGAAATCTAACATCTTTAAGATTTGTATTTTTTAATGCACCAGGTTCTATAATTTCATCATAATAACCTAGATTGGTTTTGCTATTATAAACAATAGGCTGACCTTCAATATAAGTACCATGTTCTTCATCTTCTTTGGCTCTTATTTCAAAGTCATATGCTCTAACTTCGTGTTGCTTATTCATTACTTTCATCCCCTACTTGATATTTTCTTGCATCATTTACATTAACATAGTTAAGCGACTGCATTCGCACACCTTTCAATTCAGCCAATGGCCTTAAACCTAAAGCAGTTCTAGCTTCGTTTTCAAATAGACTTCCATGGTCCCCTAGTAGTCTTATCATCTCTAAAATTTGTGACTTGGTCATAAATTCTAGTTTATTAGCATAGAAAACCACTTCGTTATTAAAGCCTTTTTCACGCTTTGTAAATAATACCTTTGTAAAAGCTTGTCCTAAAGATATAATAAGTGGTTCAAGGGTCTTCTGATAAAAAGCTTCGTACTGCTCTGCCGTATAATCTGCTGTAATGATTGGTAAAGACACTCCATAGTGTCTAAGAATTTTATCATCAACAAATTTTAATGTGTCTGCATCAACAAGTTTAGTTTCCTTTTTGATTGGTACAAATTCACTTTTGAGGTCCAACGGTAGAAAGCCACTTTCAGCATTTTTTAGTTTTGTTTCTAACTCTTTCAATGCTTTTTCTGTCTTTCCATCATCAAGCATACCGTTATATTTCACAACAGCGTTAACGGCATAACTAGCTTTCATTGCTTTGGCCACACCTTGAAGTAATGTGTGGTATATATCTAGTGTGGTTAGAAGTGCACTGTTATCCGGCTGACCGTTCAAGTCACCACCCATAAAGTCATTTGTTGCATATCTCATTTTCCAATGAATAACATCTGAATGTTTAAGTATGTAATCCGTTCCATTTGCAAAGTAGAAATGAATAAATAATGAATTACTATTGTCTTGAATAAAGTCCACTTGTGTTGGCTGAATAGGATATAAAGCTTCAAGTGTTCGTGTTGTAACACCTCTATCACTTTTTTCACGCCATACAGGAACGATAAATGCATTTAAATTTAGCAACAATAGATTTGTTGTCTTTTCCAAGAAATCTGATGTGGTCATGAATTCGTTTGGCTCATTCAGTACCGGTTGAATAGAATTGCTTTTTGACGGTTCAGTATCACCGTTAGTACTGCGTATAATGTGTTCCGGTGATAGCTTCTTCATTTCTGCTGAAATACAATTAACACACTGCTGTACAATATCATTCGCATAGATGTTAGTTCCAAATTGGCTAAAGACTGGAGCATAACCATTCATCATATCAATGTAATGTTTATTTTGCTTTTTAGCAGATAGTTTTGAAAATATGTTACTAAAAAAGCCCAAAGTCATCACCTCATTTCTATCATCTGTTTATATTCTGTTCTATATCTTCTGTACATCTCATACAGAATTACAAAAGTTACTGCACCGTCTATTTTCTTTGACGGTTCTGTTTTTACTAGCATACAAAAGCCCTTGTTATTGACTAATAAACTTGCATTTTTCAAATTCCACTTATCAACATCATTGTCATTAAAATTAATTAACTGATGCTGAAAATCAGCTTCACACAACTTAACTGCATTGTTAAGTGTTTCAGCATTTTGCAGTATCATAACCATATCATCATTTTTACGTGTCCATCCGTAATAGTCCATCCTAGTCAAAAAATCTTTTGCAAACTTTTGGTCATATCCACACTTCCAAAGTTTAATATTGTAATCTTTGTACAGTTTATAAAACCAATCTGCAACTAATGATAAATCTATGTCATTGCCTTCACTAACAGTTAATAGCCCTTTTTTCAGCCATTCACTGTATTTTGCACCGGCGTTTTCATCATTGTTATTTTCCAATTTTGATTGGGGAATAAAATAATGTGAGTATATATATTTGTGTGGGTCATTTGGTTTCATTAATAAAATTTTTGCGTTTGTCAAGTCGGTGGTTTCTGACAAGTCACACGCACCTAAGCATACACAATTACTAAAATCTTCAAGATTATACACAGCTTTATAATCATAATCTTCAAGATTTAACCAACTTTCCACACCGTTTTGTTTTATGTTAAAATCTTTCGTCAGTACAAAAATTCTATCGGCTTTAGACGTTTTAGCAACATCAATCTGTTCATCCATGTAATCCCACTTTTTAACTATGCCTAAAGTTGGGTTGGACTTAACCCACGATTTTCTATTTTGCCAAATTTCTTCTTCGCTATCTTGGGTGTATAACCACGGTAAAAGCCTTTCGGCTGATTTCCCGGTATCTTCACCCCAAATAACTGCCCTTGCTTTCTTCAATTCATCATCAAGATAACCGTCAACAACAAAACCTTCTGTAGAAATGTTAATAAATTTGGGGTTATCTTTCAAGGATTGTGACTGTTCTATTGACTTACCTATAACGTTGTTTTTCATTTCGTGTGTTTCATCAACAATAGCAAAATCAATATTACGCCCTTCTTTGTTCCTTGTTCTGTCAGATAGTTTGAAGATTTTAGAACCGTTTGCTTTATTGATAATAAAACGCTGGTTCCTTTTTGTGTCTAAATCGTTGGGGTCTATTAATTGTCGCATTGTATCAATAGCATCATAAGTAATAGATGCTTGGTTATCATCATTGGAACTACACACAATGTCAGAGCCTTCATTTCCTACGATTAATTCGCTTAGTCCTAATGCTGAACAAGTTTCTGACTTTGTATTTTTTCTTGTAATCAGAAGAAGAATTTTCTTAAACCTGTCAAAATCAGTTTCAGTCATTTTGAATGAATATATCGTTTCTATAAACGCCTTCTGCCATAACATAAGTTTCATTGGCTTATTGTAGTAAGGTGACTTCGTTAACCTTATACAATTTTCCATTATGTTCATCCTTAGTCTGGCATCATCAGTATTGTAATAATACCGGTCATTATTAAAATCATCTTTAAGATTATTCAGTTCTTGCCACAACTCTTGACCGACTATAATTTCACCGGCTGAAATTCTATTGTAGTATTCAAGCAAATACGAATTATCTGCCGTCCACTTTGTTTTATTCTTTATTAGCATATTTTTCAACCCATTCACGTAACGGTGATTCTTGTTGTTCATCATTACTGATGAATTTACTTAATACTTTCAACAAATTAGTGTACTGCTGTAGAAGTTCTTTGTATTGTTTAGAAGCGGGTGTTGCTTTCTGTAGTTTTTTGTTTTTGGGATGAAATTGGATAAAAGGTAACTTCCTTAATTCCGTCAATCTGTTTTCCAAAAAAACAAATTCATCTACAGCCTGTTCAATAAAGCCAACATCACACCCATTGCTTTTAAGATATTCAATTATTTTTTCTTTTCTCTGAGTATCTTTTTTCTTCATTTCTTTTATCCTTAAAAAATTAGCTATTTTGATTTTGAAAAATCTCATTTTTTGACTTTCTGCGAGAATTAAGAACTTCCCACAGTCTCTTTTAGCCTTGTTTTATTTCTTTAGGTGGGGGGTATCTTCTCAAAATGTGGCTGAAAATTTTTCCCACCAATCTTCAATAAATTTTTTCCATTGTTTTTTGTCTCTTTTATCTTGACAACTTAACAATCTATCTAAACAAGTATCTTTATCTGTGTCAATGTGGATAAGCCTTGCACCTAATGTGTTGGCCAATCTGTTTCTTTCAGCTGACAAAGGATAACCACAGACAATATAGGCATTTTGCCATTTACCTTGTCGGTGCTTAATTTGTTGTAATATTAAATCTCTTATAGCAAACACATTACTTGTTAGTTCTTTAGGTTTAATATATAAAGGCTGATTTGATATTGCCATCCATATCTTGTCTATATCTAGCAACAAATCGCCTTGCAACATAACATCATCAATATAACTACTTTTACCTGCAAGAGGTGAACCATAGACAAGGTACACTTGTCTTATTGGCTGGCTTAACTTATTATGTACACGATTGTGGCATTTGTGATGTAGTAATACAATATTGTTTTCATTTAACGCAATGTTCGGATCATTATAGTTTTCTTCTGTTAGATATATCTTATGGTGACAAATGCAATCATAAGACTTAACTATTGGTTTTCCACAATGTTCACAGACCCAAAAGCCGTTGTCATCAACTCTAGATAATTTGATGATGTGAGTTAACTTTTTCCATTCTGCTGTACGGTAGAAGTCTGATAACATTACACATCACCAATCACTTTCTAACTTTTCTTTCTTTATCTTCAATTCTTCTTTTCGCAATTCAAGTAACTGTGGGTCATTCTTCCACTTTTCTTGTTTACGATTTTTAAGCCAAAATATCATAGCAGTAGTATCAGGTGGTATATATACTTGTTCATCAGCATATTCTATATGCTCAACTTCCTTTACTCTCTTACCATCTTTATATTCAACAGTCTTAACCTTTACCGGCTTTTTTACTGTTTTGAATATTCCCAATGCTTTTTGCAGTAATGAGTTTTCCACTTCAATATCAACAACTTCTTTACCTCTTTGAATAGCAGTATCTATTTGTTGATATTTCTTTTTCCACTCGGAAAGAGTTTTGCGACTAATGCCGATATTGTGGCTAATCTGTTGGTCGGTCAATCCCATTCTTGCCCAACCTTCAATTAGTTTAAGACCATTTTCTTCAATCCACTTATCAACTTTAGCCACAACACCTCACCGTCCTTATACTACAAAAGCACCACATTTTTTAACTTATGCAGTGCCTTTATATCTACTATGCTATTTCTCTAGTTTAATTATAGCATATGCCAAACTGGACAAAGTGGACAAAGTGGACACTTTTTGAAAAATTTTTATATTTTTTTGATTTCTCTAGCTATTCTTTTCCTAAGTGCATCTACTGTTGCACTTTCACAGTATGAATCTAAGCTATCATAAATTGTTGTTAATTGTTTCTGTTCAACAACATACTGCATAACTGCATATCTAACAAGATTATCTGATATGCTAGATATAACTTTATCTACTTTATTTTGCATATCAATTATCTTATTGATTTGTTCGTTAATACTATCCAACTGCTTTCTTACTGCTGTAGTCTGCATAAAGCCCTCAACAGATACCGGATGTGATGTATAAGGATATTCAGCTGAGGACCCCACAACTGTATCAGTTACTGTATTTTCTTTGATTAATTCCGTTTTCTTTTGTTGCAGTCTTTTTAATTCTAGATTTAGTGATGGGTAAGTTTTTCTCATTTCTCGTAGTTCTGACATTGTCATTCTCTTCTTCTCCTATCGTGCGTACATATGTGTGTGTTTTATTTTTTTGGTGTTACTTTTGTTACAGATACTACAAACGCAATCTAGCGTATATGTAAAACATAGCGTTAATTTCATTGTATCTAATATCAACATCTGTAAAAGTGTATTGTGGATATAGCTTTTTTAACTTGTCAATTAAGTTATATTCACAGCTGATAGCTTGTCTAATGTCTTTCTTCCTGAATTTATAATGATTTTTCTTTATTGTTGGCTTTTTTAAACCTCTACTACTTCCCCAGCGTTTTCTTCCTTGTGGGTCTTTAGCAAGGTAGAACGCAATACCGGTTAATCCAAATTCGTCTGTGTCTAATAGCTTAATATCATTTCTTCTTGATCTACCCCAAAGCAAATTTACTTCTTTCATTGTGAGTTCTAATTGACTATCAACTATGATGTGATGATGATAGCCATTCTTTTTCTTCTCTGTCACATATACATATTTTGCATTTGGTATTCCTTGTTTTTTCCTTTTTCGATTTAACCTTCTGAGAAAGTTAGTAATATCTTTATGTGCTGATTCATAGTCTTGTGGTTGGTTGTCAGGTGTGTATGTCAATGTGATGCAATAATCATCATCAGTAAAATTTGTATTGACTAGTCTAGCGAAATACTTTCTAGCATTTTTATCATTAAGGTCTTTAATTGCTTTCTTAGTTTTCTTCTTTAATTTCTGTTTTAGTGTACAACTCTCTTTGCGTGTGAATTCTGGATAGATTTCCACATCAAGTTGATTACCTGCGAAAATTTCTTTTGTTGCGTAACAATGACTAATGACACCATCTTCCAACAACCTTAGAACAGTATCTTCCTCTTCTTTCTCATACTGCTGTACTATTTGATTTTCATAATCATATTCTATGTAATGCTTTTTCTTTCTCTTCATGATTATCTATCCTTACTAGTGGTTGAGTTGTTAATACCCATTACAAGGTCAGCAAAGAGGTCCAAACCTCTAATAGTAAAAATCTTTGATAGGTCATTTTTTAATGATTTTCTATCAAAGATTTTTTGTTATTTGTTATTTAATTTTCTTGTCTGTAGGCTTCGTGAGTTCCGTTGTAATAGCTTCTTTCTTCGTCAGCTACTTGATAACCTAGTTGTTCAAGCAAATCAATAAAATTGATATATGCATCTACAATTGCCCATTCTTTCTTATATTCAGCTTTGTCATCATAGAAACAATCATAATCTGTTTTCCTTGCTAAATATCTCCAATGTATCAACAATGCTCTTATGTACAACAACATAACTCTGCGTATATTCCAATCTTTAGTGTAATCATAATTACCCTGATTGTTTGTAATATCATTCTTACACTCTTCAACAAAATATCTACCATACTTAGACTGTAAATAAATAATAAAGTTTAATATAAGATTTTCATCACCTTTACAACCTGTGTATCTATTTACAAATTCATCAACAGTAACTCTTGCAGTATTTCGTACATTTTCCAAAACACTTAATTTTTCTTTAAGTATTTCTTTGTCTCTTTTCTGCTTATCACTAATCTTTTTTCGTTCTGCTCTTTCTCGTTCTCTTTCATCAGCATTGTCTTCAACTGCTTTTGATTTCATCTTATAAATAACTATCCAATCAGTACTAACCGGTGACAAAGCAAAATATAATTGTTCTTTTTCATTAGCTATCAATTCATCAGCTATCAATTCATCTATATCTGCATAGTCACAAGCTACAACATTATCATATTTTAAATACCTTTCTTCTTCGTCAGTAATATCAACTAAACCTTTTTCTTCAAGTTCATTTTTAATAACTTTTTGCTTTTCTCTTCTTTCTTGTTTTTGAAGCTTTGAGTTGTATGTGTAGTCAAAATTGTTAGTGCCTATTTCTTTTAGGCACTCATTCTTATCTTCTACATTTTTCAGCTTTTCGAGCTTAATGTAATCAGTAAGCTTAACTTCCCTTTCTTGCGACTTGCGTAATTCTTCCCTATCAAGTTCAAGCAACTTAACTCTATGCCAAATAGTTGTAGCAGAAAAACCTGTTTTCTTTTCAATGCTCCTAATTCCTTCGCCTAAATCAATCATCATTTGAAATCCTTCAGCTTGTTCAAGTGGTGTTAAATCAGACCTTTGCATATTTTCAAGCAACATTGTTGCTATTTGTTCTTTCTTTGACATTACATTTACAACAGTGCATGGCAATGTTTTTAGTCCTGCAATCTTAGATGCTTCACATCTTCTATGACCGATAAGAATTGTATAGTAAGCAATTTGGCCTAATTTGTATTGAGGTATTACAGTTAGATTCTGCATCACACCTCTAGCTTTGATACTCTCTGCAAGTTCTGTAAGGTCCCCCAGGTCCTTTCTTGGATTGTCCGGATGAGGTCTTAACATATCAATAGGTATTTGTTTTTGTTCCATAGTTATCTCCTTTTTTGACTTAGAAAGTCACACAAATGTTTAATATTCCAGCCGATAGCCAATAAACGGCCATCTTATAATCTTTACTAATGACATAACAGATACAAGCACAAAACTGTAATAAAATAAGTATGGTAGGAAATAATTTATTCATTGTTTTTCCTTTCTAATATATAAACAACCGTATCGTTTACTTTCTTCTTATTTATGTGATAAAACTGCTGTAATGCTCTAATATCTTTATAGATTGCTTTTCTTTCTGCTTTTTCATTATATAAATTGAAAATTTCAGCTTGTATCTCTTTAACAGTTGTCTTTCCGTTCTTCAGCAAAAGCTTTTGAATAGTCAATAACCTTATTCTACCGTTCACATTATCACCCTCTTGGAAGTGGTAATGCTCCCAATCTGGGAATAGGTAAATCAATAACTTTCTTATCACAATTTGCTGGGTCGCAGTTTCTTGGCTTACCTTCATCAATCATGTAATGGCAAAACCTTTCGTAACTGCTTTTCTTTCGTCTGCCATTACCGTCTTTATAGTAAAGGCAACCCTCACAGCTCTTCCTGTTCACCTGATGTACCTTCCATTTCATCAAAGTTCTTATTTTTCAAAAACTCTTTTTCTCGGCTGATTGAATTAAGCTTATACAACTGTTTTAACTTTTCCGTAAAGTCATCATCTCTATTAACATCATAAGCACTAATTATAGCAGTAATAAGCATTCCGTTCTTTATTGCAACAATGTTTTCACCACGCAAAGTAAACATTAATTCACTTGGTTTACTTCCTAATGGGTTCAAATACTCATTATCAATGAGTATTAAACCTCGACTAGACCGAAATGGCAATAACAATGTACCACCATAAACAACATTCATATGTAATGGCACTAACATTTCTTCATCTTCCGTAGTGTCAGCAAGTAATTCTAATTCACCCGGTGACAAAGAACAATGAAGCCTATATCCTGCTTCTACTTTGTCTTTGCTGAGTTCATACAAGCCACTAATAACTTCAGCAGATAGAAATGGAATATCCGGAGAAAGTAGATACATAGCTTTACCATCACCAAACCATTGGCAACCGTCATTAGTTTTATTAACACGAAAAGCACTTTTCTTTTTGCAGATATTAACTATCTTTTTAATATCCATAGTTCACCTCTTAAATTTCTTTGATAATGATGTTATGTTGATATAACATCAGTTTCTTTTTGATTTTATATTCAGCTGTTCGGACACCTTTGGTGTCTTCAACAACCAACTTCCCATTAAATTTGTAAACAAAGTCTGCGTAGTATTTACATGCCCTTTGCAGGCACTTGCCATTCTGATCAAGGATTTTAGGAATAAGGGTAAAAGGAACTTGCCTTTTTAGTTCTTTAATCCTTCCGGTTCTTTCAAGTAATTTTAGTTCGGCGTATCTTTTAGCTTCTTTCTTACTGTCAAAGATAATGCCATCATATTCAACTTTGTTATTTCTATATTTATTGTAATTGTCTAATTTAAATTTCATTATTAATTCTCCTTAGGTCCTATCCGTAAAAGATAGGACCTAAAATCAAAGAAGGAAATAAGCCAATGGCTCACCATGGTATGCAGTAGTTGAGGATTGAACTCAATAAACCACCAACTTGGCCACTGCAAATTTGGTGGTGCAGTGTGTGATATGCACCACCACGAAACAGTATAAAATAAAGGTAGATAACCGACCGGCAACTAGGACTTTGCACCTATATAATTAGACTGTACGGATGATCTAATCGCATTACTTATGCTACAGTTCCATTTTTATTTTAGCAACAAAGGTACTACGAATATGTAGTAACCTTCTCCTTTGTTGCATAAACCTCTGCGTAAAGGATTTTCTATCTTAGAACTTAGGAGATACACTTAAATTGATTTTAGTAACTTGCAGAGGTGGTTGTGGGATTGGTAAGACTTGAACTTACATATCAGACACGAACGGTTCATCTGATGAATTACCAATTATTCAACAATCCCATATGTACCCTATCAGCTTAACTAGCTGATAGGGCTTTTAAGTATTCTTCGCTAATCTCTGTTCTAATACCGTCAACTTCACGCTTCGGAAGTCTTTTAGAATACTCTTCAATTTCTTCTTTAGTCATAGATTTGAAACACAACAAATCTTCTGATGTACCTAGACTTGTGATAAACCTATATACTATCTTCTCTATCTCTTTACTATCCAATTCAAGATTATGCTCAACAGCATAGTTTTTTACTGCTGAATCTATTTCATCATCAGTAACAGCACTTTGCATCACTGCTCTATACATATTCACTAGCGTGTTTTCTTTCAATAATGTATCTATAACTTCTAGTGCCAGTTCTAGCGACTTCTGCAAGTCACCACTTTTAAGAACTTCTGTGAGTTCTCTAGTCTGTCTTTCCGTAGCCTTAATTGACTGTTGCCACTGCTGATAACTCAGCCTTTCAAAATACAACTCACTATGTATAGTTCTGTAGTCTTTCAAAGCATCTTGCTTAATCTTAACGACCTTATCTTTTATATGTACACCTACTAAATCGTACATCATGTACAAACTAGCTAATGTAGTTACATATGCCCTCTCTTCAAAATGTAATGATGACATCATCATCTTATCGGTATTGCCAAAACTATAAGCTAGTCTGTCAAGTTCTTCTAATTGATTGAATTTGTCCATCTTCCTTCACTCTCCTGCACATTTTTATAGTTTGCCATTGCTTTATTAACTGCATCAACAATCAGTTGCCTTGAAAGTATAAAACCTACACTTTGAATGATACTAGCAATAAAAGAACAAAGTAGATTTTCTAAATCTTCTTTTTCGTGGCTTTTCCAAATTCCATTAGTAAGAACTTTATCATCCTCTTTTTTTCCGGTGATTACTGCATATATATCAGCATCATCAATAAGTTGTTTAGCTTTTTCTTTATTCATAAATTACACCCCAATTAACTTGCCACCGACATTAATGACGGTCGCAAAATCATAATAACTAGCTTAATAACTTGCCTGTGACTTGCTTATTTACAATAAGCTTCTAGCTCTTCTTTTATTTCATCAAGAAAGTAAACATACACTGACTTAGTAAACTGTTCTTCGTATTCATCAACAGTTTCATCAATTACTATTGCAAATTTATAGCCTTGATAGTGTTCAAAAAGCCATTGATGTATATCTTCAAGCTTTATGTTCCTACCTTTAAAAATAATCGGATATTTTCCAAATCTGTCTGCAACATCTTGTATAACTTTCATACTTCTTCGCCCTCTGCCGTTGTTTCAAGTGTTTCTACTTTTTCACCTGTAGCTTCTTCAATACATCTTGTTAAATATGCATCCTTGGTAAAGCACACTTCTTTATCGTCAATGATTTCTTTCCATCCATTAACATAATCCTTAACCATATGTGGCACTACATATGTAACAAAGAAATAAAGCACCGGTATCAAAGTAATACCACCAAACTTACTAAACAGCGTGATGTTATTAAGTTCGGAAATTACTGCAATTATGACAACTGAGAGAATTAAACCAATAAATCTAAATTTCTTCATTTTGCACCTCTGTTAGCTCTAACTCTTCTTTTATTTCATCAAGACAGTTGCAGTTCGGACATATATCACAAAATTCAAGAGTTCCATTATCAAGTTGTCTCTGATAATTTATCTTGACAATTTCACTTTCTAATTCATCAATTTTATGCATAAGATTTTCTTTTTCCTTTAACATATTTTCATTAAACTTCTGTGTTTCTTTTGCTAAGTTTAAAATATGTTTGTTTTCATTCACTTGCCTGTTAAAAGCTTCTTGATATATTTTGTGCATCTCACTTTCATTGCTTAACTTAATAGCAAGTCCAGCAATAACAACTAGTAATGCTATGATTACTAATACAGTATCCGTAAATTCCAACGGTTACACCTTCTTTCTTCTGCCTATACGGATAACACTTCTAATTCTGCTGTAATCGTAAAATGTTCTACGGTTGTCCATCTGCTTTATTACAAGCAGATTACCCAACACATAGACTTCTTTTACATTCCTAACTTTAATTACTGCATTATAAGTAGTATTAATTCTAAGTGTCATTGTGTTGTACCTTGAGTGCAGTAACAAGGTTACTGACCATATCATTAAGTAATGATAAATTACTGTTAAGTGATAGGTCAGTACCCCTTGCGTATGCTATAAGCCTTTCACAAGGGATGTTAAACACCCACACTCCTTTTTCAGTCTGAACACTAGTACCAAAAGGGCATTTATCTTGTTTTAACATCTCGTACAAACTCTTGTATGAGATGTTAAGGTACTTAGATGCAACCTTAACTGGTACATTCACATACATTTCACCACTTTCATCAAGCAGTAAATGTTCTCTTTCAGTTGTCATACATATCACCTCTTAAGCTACTTGTAAGCATTTTGGGTCAACTTGCAGAACATAACAAAGCTTTAAAAATTCTTCAACAAGCATTTTGCTTTTTCCTGCCAATATTCTTGATAGTCTATCTTCAGTTGTTCCAATTTGACTTGCAATGCTTTTTTGTTTTAGACCTTTTTCTTCTATTGTAGAATTGAATAAATCTAAAATATTTTGCATATTCACTGTATCAGCTCCTTTAAATCTTAATATCTAAGATTTTTATATCTTTGATTGTATTATAATCTTATAATTTAAGATTGTCAAGTTGTTTTTAAATATTTATTTCTTAAATTTTAAGATTTTTATATTGACTATTGCAAAATCTTATATTATAATATAAATATCTTAATAATAAAGATTAAAAGGGAACACAACCATGGATAAAGATTTTATTAAAGATAAACTAAAACAACTTCGTTTAGAATGCCAAATGACTGCTGATGAAGTTGGTACACTAATCGGAAAAAGCGGTAAAACCGTCAACGGTTGGGAAAATGGAAGAAGCCAGCCTGATGTTGAAACATTTTTGAAGTTATGTGATATATATAAAGTAAGTGATATATTTAAAGAATTTCATGTTAAAGATTTATTGAATGATGATGAAAAAGAATTATCTTTATCAAAGCATGAAAAGTTAGTTATTCTTGCATATAGAGCTAAACCAGAAATGCAAAATGCTGTTGATACTTTACTTAATGTTCAAAATCTAATTGAAGTAAAATCAGTAGCAAGAAGTTCAGACTATCATGGTATGTATAAAGAAGAAATTACTGCTGAACAATTAGAATTATTACAGTCACAAGAACAACCATCTTCTGATGATGACCTTTGACAATAGTTTTAATTAGTGAATAAAAAAATCACCTACACAGATACTATCTGTGAGGTGATTCTAATGCTAACTAGCTATGGAAAATACAAAGACGCAAGAAACGCATCTTGGAATGTTCTTATTAATCATAATATTACTAGTTTACCTGTTTCAGTTGTGAAGATTTGCAAAAATGAAAATATCACACTCGCTAAAAATAGCACAGTGAAATTACTTAATAATAATGAATTTGCAAAGACAATGTTAATATCTGATAAGTGGTATATTATTTATGATGACACAATGAGTATAGAAAGAATTAGATTTTCTATTGCACACGAGCTTGGCCACATCTATCTTGGCCATCCTCTCACCAATGGTGAATATAACCGAACATTTAATGTAGTTAAACCTGAGGAAGAAACACAAGCTGACATATTCGCAAGTAGGTTACTTGCTCCGGCAGTAGTTTTGTGGGCATTAGATATTCATTCAGCAGAACAAATACAAAAGCTATGTTCTATAAGTTATTCAGCTTCTAAGATTAGAGCTGAAAGAATGAAACTGCTGTACAGTCGTAATAAATTTCTAACATCTTCACTTGAAATTAAAGTGTACAAGCAATTTGAAAACTTCATTAGGAGGTTAAGCAATGAAAAAGGGTGAAAAGAAATTAATGGGATATGTTTTAATATTTTTAATCAGTGTCATATTCTTTGCTCTATTTTTTTCTGGGTGTGATAAGTTACTATCCCCTAATCAGCATAATAATGATACTGCTGAAACTACCACGGTTGAAAACTAAAATGTACAAGCAATTTGAAAACTTCATAGCAAAGAAAAAACTAGAATTATAGTTATAGATTTGAGGTGAAATAATTATATAATCAGTTACAAAAATTAAAATTATTTATTAAAAAGGGGTATTATTATGAATGCAAGTAAAAAAATTGCAATAGGGTTTTTAGTGTTTATTTTTGGTATGATATTCTTTTCACTAATATTTGTTGGTTGTGATAAAGTAACATCATCAAATAAAAATAATAGTGAAGAAAGTAGTTCTTTTGACAAATCAATATTAGAAACTAATAGTTCAAAAACAATCAAAAATCTTGAAGTTCCTATTAATGATAAATGGGAAGTAGAAAATAATAAGGATGATTCAATCTATGAAAATGACTATTGCTATACTATTGATGGTAATAACGGTTACATATTTATGTGGGTAAGAAGTCGAAAAAGTGATATTTCACTTGAATCATCTAAGGATTATTTCGACAATGATAGTGATTATAAAAACAAACATTCTGAAATGTTTGAAATATTTGATGGTGTAGATGCATTAGATACTACACATCTTGATTCATCATCAGACAATTATTCACATACTGTTGAATTTATAGCTGATGGTGAAGACTATGAAATTGAATTTTATGGTGACAAAAGTTTTAAAAAATATATGGAAACTTTATATAACAATGTCATTGGTAGTGATTTGATATTACATAATGAAACTATAGAAGAAACTACAACTACAACAGAAGAACCAACAACTGAAGATTATGATAGTGATGATGATTATGACTATGACTATGAAGAAGAAACTACTACAAAGCCTAAGAAAGATACTTTAGTTTATAGTGATAGTAATGTTAATATCTATTTTCACGATGTAACAACAGAATATGATGAAACATATGTTAATTTCAAAGTAAAGAACAAAACTAGCAAAAAGCTTGAATTTCAAGCAGATACAGTAACACTTGATGGTGTTAGTTATAATGACATATCAATGTCTGACCCTGTTGCACCTAAGTCAACAGGTATAATTTCTATAACATCAGATAGCATAGAATGTAAACAACCAAAAACAGTTGGTGGTGAGTTTAAATACTTTGATGGTTTTGTAGGAAAAACAATAGATAAAAATGTTAGCTTTGTTAATGTCAAAGTAAAATAAAATAAAAAAACGCCCTCTGGTATTGGCGTACCAAAGAGCGTAACCATTACATTTGGGGTGTAATGATACAATATTCACTGCAACAATATTGTACCACACCCTTGTGAAAAATTCAACTTATTTCACAAGGTATTTTTGCACCCTTTTTAAGGAGAACAGAGGTGTTTTGTAATGAAAAAATGCATAAACCGTAGGTGCAATAAAACATTTGATGATGATTTTAAATTTTGCCCATATTGTGGCAAATTGCAAGAAGTGAAAAAGAGGACCACAAAGGCAAGAAGAACTAAGGGTACAGGCTCTATATACTGTCGCAAGGACACAAAGTCCAAACCTTGGGTGGCAATGAGTTCTATAACAGGCATACAAAAATACATAGGTAGCTTTGCAACAAAAATAGAAGCAGAAACAGCACTAAAAGACTATGAATATAATCCTGTTACTGACTTCAATATAACTTTAAGTCAGTTGCATGAACAATGGATGAAACAACAATCATATAAATCACTATGCGATAGTACTAAATCCAACTATAAAACATCATGGGATAAGTTAATAACCTTACATAATATGAAATTCAGAGAACTAAGAACGGCAAACTTTCAAGCCGTTATAGACTTCTATTCCTCAGCACACCACAAACGAGGTGTTGACGGTCAATTAATGTATGTAGATAAGAACGGTAAAAACACCTATAAAAAGACTAACACACCTTTAGTAATCGAGGGCTTAAAATTCTCAGCACTTAACAAAGTAAAATGCTTACTTACATCTATGTACAAGTTCGCTATGATGAATGACATAGTAAATAAAGATTATGCAAATTATATTGAACTACCTGAACCAAATGATGTAAAGCGAACTAGATTTACAGATATGCAACTTCTCAAAGTTAAACAAAGCATTGGTGTTATCCCATATGCAGAATACATATATGCTCTATGCTACCTTAATTTTAGAGTATCAGAGTTCTTAGAGCTTACAACCGATAATTATATGATAACTGAAACAGGCATACCAATTTTTGTGGCAGGTAAAAAAACAGATGCAGGTACTAACAGAATAGTGCCAATCCACCCCAACATACAAGGCATAGTTAAAGACTGTATTAGTAAAGGTGGTAAAACTATCTTCTGTGGTTCAGAAGGTGAAGCACTAAACAAAGATAACTACCTAAAGTATTACTTTAGACCGGCTACAAGGCTTATGGGTTTACCGGATGATTTAACACCACACAGTTGTAGAAGAACATTTAGTACAAGAATGTCAGCAAGTGGTGCAAGAGAAGAAGACATTATTGCCCTTATGGGTCACACTAATTATGATGTAGATATTAAACACTACATAAACCAAGAAACAGAAACCCTTTACAAGGCTATTAAGCTTATGGCTTAATAGCCTTTTTTCTTAGAAAAATCTGTTGTTTATCTGTTGTATATCACATTAAATGACACGAAACAAAGAGAAACAAACAACAGTATTACAACAATACAAAAGTAAGAAAAATCCCATTAACAAGCCGTTTTTAGCTTACTAATGGGATTTTAGAGTGGCTCCCCCAACTGGGCTCGAACCAGTGACATCATGATTAACAGTCATGCGCTCTACCGACTGAGCTATGGAGGAATATATAAA